GGAGACCAAGACAAAACAGAGAACCTGATGAAAACTTCCATCCAAAACCTTAACGAGAAACTACAACTAAACGTCGAACTTGGCATAGATGTGCAATTCGGCAACACTTATGCAGAAATACACTAAAGTATAAAATACTTGGAACAATTTCTACTTTTAGGTGTCTAATAGTATATACCGACTAACGAAAAGGATAACTCGACACATGGCTGTATATGACATGGAAATGGTACTTGAATGGGCAAAAGTCTTCCCAGAGAACGCAGATATGGGAGACCCCAAAGGTAATCGGGTCGCAAAGGCTGTTGCCGACAAAGGTGGGCAGTTTATTGTAAACGCCTACTTCACAGACGAAAGTCAAATTGATAAACTTATTGAGGAAGGGCTAAACCCTAAACCAATGAACTCAGATCGCATCATCGAAGGTAATGAGGTCTTTGGTATTGGTAAGTATATGAAGATGAAACGTATGGTACAGGACGTAAAGACCTTTACAGATCGTTTCGGCAAGGAGTTCACTAAAGATTATGGTGGTGCGCCTAACATTGTAGACTTACGTGATGGTCTAGAGAATAAACGCCGATGGTCGTTTGAAGATGATGGCCCTCTAGGAAATGGCACAAAGGCTCGTGTACAGTTCGAGACTTATGCTAATGGCTCTGGGGTACGTCTGCTTAATGTGGGTGTCCTTGAGCTTGCTGAGTACGCTACTGCTGAACCTGTAGATACATGGGCAACAGGGGTATAATGTATGCGAGTGACAATCAACTTCGAGTTTGACCTAGAGGACGATGGGATCGAGGGATCAGTACAAATAGATAGGTACAATGTAGACACCTTAGAGGACTTAATGTATACCTATCAATCAGGTACAGTTTCTGCAGGGTTTACCTACTCAGAAGCCATAGGTTGCCTCAAGGAAGATGGTAGTAAAGTCTGGTCTCCATACTAATGCTTGGTGGTAAAGTACTGATAGACGGTGATGTGATTGCCTATCGTGCTGCCTTTGCTACAGAGAAAGACTTTGTAGAGGACGCTAAAGATAAAGTTAACGATATTATGTATGAAATCCTAGAAAGGACTTGCATATTTATTGATAGCAACTCTTACGAAGTCTACCTCTCTGGCAGAGACAACTTCAGGTACGATATAGCTAAGACTGCGCCATACAAAGGTAATCGTAAAGACAGGAGCAAGCCAATACACTTAGGTTTCTGTCGAGACTATCTTACGATTGAGTATGGTGCTGTAACTGCTGAAGGTCAAGAAGCTGACGATGCTATGGCCATAAGAGCAACAGAGCTAGGGGAAGACACTATCATCGCTAGTGTAGACAAAGATATGTTACAAGTTCCTTGCCTGCACTACAACATTACTAAACAGGAGTTCACAAGGGTCTCTGAGAGTGAAGGTAAGATGTCCTTCTATTGTCAAGTTCTTACAGGCGATACTGCAGATAACATATATGGTATCTATGGTATTGGCCCGAAGAAAGCTGAGAAACTACTTAGAGACTGTGTTACTGATGAAGAGTATTGGTCAACCATTCTTAAAGCCTATGAAGGAGATGGTGGAGAGGAAAGAGCGACTGAAACTGCTAGACTCGTATGGCTAAGACGCAAGGAAGGAGAGATATGGCAACCACCCGACATGCCATAAAGCACGGATATCGCTCAGGGTTAGAGGAGACAATAGCTAAAGACCTAAGGGAAGCTGGTATTAGTTTCTTGTATGAAGACAAAAAGATTACTTATCAGGTTAATCAAGTTCGTACATATACGCCAGACTTCATCCTACCAAACGGAATTATTATTGAGACCAAAGGTAGGTTTGTGGTAGATGATCGTATGAAACATCTTATGATACGAGAGCAATACCCACACTTAGACTTACGCTTTGTCTTCTCTAACTCTAGAAACAAAATTCGTAAAGGCTCGAAGACAACTTATGGAGATTGGTGTACAAAACACGGTTTCCTATACGCCGACAAAAGGATACCCGACGAATGGCTAAAACAGCAGTAGTGTTCAGTTGCGCTCACGCAGACCCATCTACAAACAACGAAAGATTTGATTGGTTAGGGGAACTTATCTATGACGTAAATCCTAACTATATCGTTGATCTAGGGGATGGTGCTGACATGCGCTCACTAAACACCTTTGACACTCGATACCCTCAGAAAGTAGTTAGTCAAAGCTATGAGAAGGATATCGAATGCTACAACGAAGCTATGGATCGCCTGAGAATGGCTTCTAGAACCAGAAAGTACAAACGACCAACTTGGTTTGGTTTTGAGGGAAATCATGAATATAGAATCAAAAAAGCTATTGAACACGACCCAAGAACGGAGGGACAGCGGTACGGGATTTCCTTCAGCCATCTTCAAACAGACTACTGGTTTGACGAATACCACGAGTACAAAAATGGTGCCCCCGCCATCGCTGATTATGATGGCGTCTCTTATGCTCATTTCTTTAGTTCTGGTAACTTTGGCACAGCTATGTCTGGCTTACACCATGCTAATAGCCTCCTCGCCAATCGTAACCACAGTTCTACTTGTGGTCATAGTCACAAACGCGATCTTAAGTTTAAAGATGCTGCACATCCTAGTGGTATTATCGGCTTGGTTGCGGGGTGCTACAAAGGGTCGGACGAAACTTGGGCGGGACAAGCCAATAGTGAGTGGTGGAAGGGTGTTGTAATCAAGCGTGAGATTGAAGATGGTATCTATGACCCTGAGTTTGTATCTATGAAGAGGCTAAAAGAAATATATGGGAAAGCGTAGTAACTTTGAGAGAGTACCAAGAGATTACTACCCAACACCCATAGAAGCTGTAGAGCCATTGATCGACCACCTTCCGCAAGAAACCTTTGATTTTGTTGAACCTTGTGCAGGAGATGGTCGTCTAATAGAACATGTTTATAACCTGACAGATGGACATGGAACCTGTATATACGCTTGTGATATTGAACCACGACATCATCAGATAGTTCAGCATAATGCTCTTGATATTGATTTTGGTGGCTATGAGGTAATGGACTTCTGTATTACTAACCCACCGTGGGAACGTAACTTCTTACACCAGTTCATAGAGACGTGGATCGACATATGTCCTACTTGGTTGTTGTTTGATGCAGACTGGATGCACACTAAACAGTCAGCTAAACTTATGACATATTGCTCTAGGATTGTTAGTGTTGGTAGAGTGAAGTGGATAGAAGGTTCAAAGCACACAGGTAAGGATAACTGTTGTTGGTATCTATTCGATCAGAATGACAAAGGCCCGACTAAATTTTACGGAAGGCTTATGTGATGCCACTAATAGATTATATGGAACTCTTTGAGATGATAAAAGAAGAGCAAGATGTAGAAGGGTTACGACGAAAAGCTACATACTTGCTTATGTCAAGATGTCAGGAAGACGAAACAGTAAGTGAAGAGGAGTTTCTAGCCTTTGCAGAATATGCAGCTATAAACTTAGGAACAACGGAAGGAATGATACATTGATTAGTCGTGAAGATATGGAAGCGTTTGAGTACTTCAGTCAGACAGAAATGGAAATGAATGTATATCAGAACGCAGCAGCACAGACAGCTATCTATAAGCATGAACATCAGGTTATCTACCCTGCGTTAGGACTAGCAGCAGAAGCTGGTGAGGTAGCCAATAAGGTCAAGAAGATACTACGTGATGGGAAGTTTGATCGTGAGGCTATTGCTGATGAAGTAGGAGATTGCTTATGGTACATTGCTGCATTGTGTCGTGACCTAAACGTCAGTATGTCAGACCTTGCTGCAGCTAACCTAAAGAAACTACAAGACCGTAAAGAACGTGGGGTGATTAGTGGAAATGGAGACAAAAGATGACGGAAGTTTTAACAGCCTTATCTATTCTGGCTATTTTAGTTTTGGGTTTCATATTTATAGCCATAGGTGAGATAAAGAAATGACTGGTATGATTGGTGTAGAGACTGTAGAGGAACACGAAGATGGCAGTGCAACCTATCAGTTTCACCTTGATAACAACTGTGCCAAGCTACTACAAGAAGAGGGTTTGAAGTTAGTACTCTACTGTGCAGCAGCTAAGTTAGACCTGCAAGTAGTGTATGATTTTATAGAGGATCACATCAAGAAAGATGAACTAACAGAATATAAATTTGGAGATGTAAGTGAGTAAGAAAAAGACAGGTATGACTTGGTTCTGGCGGTTTCTAAACTATATAGCAACTTGGCGAGAACATCGTAATACAATCAAACAGCTTAATGCGTTAAGCGACAAGGAACTAAATGACATAGGAATTAGTCGTGCAGACATTGACCGTCTGGTATGGCTAGGTGAAGACAAAACAATGCGTGGACGAGGAAAAGAAC